TGGCGAGCGCAGCAAGGCGCATGGTTGGGCTAGAAGGGCAGTGGCGTTGGTCTGTGACCGCCTCCGTGGGTGCGATCACAACCGTTGTCGCGTCAACGCTGGCAGCGTCGATAGCATCCCGCGAGCAACCCCGCCTCCAAATCTTCTAGGGAAAGTGGAAACCAAAGTTTCCATTTTAGGTGCTTGCTCGCCCGTTGTCAAACCCCGATCATTAGCATATGGGCAAAGCCAAGCACGCCAAGCACGCGGGCCGTCCGCTATCCTCCTCCAAGATCGTCGGACCTTCCACCGTCGCAACGGTGGAAGCAAGAGACGTGACTACCCTGCCGGGGGCGATGCCCTACGGGTCGGGTATCTTTATCGCCCCATCCGCCTTCCCTCTGACCATGCTGGAAGCGGCGGGTATTGCCGCTGTTCGTAGGTGCGTCTCGCTGATCGCAAACGCCATCGCGGGCCGTGACTGGCAGGAATGGAACGGCACCGCACAGGTGCGCCCAGTGTCCCGCATCGTCAAGCGTCCTGCCGCGTTGATGCCCCGTCGCGAATGGGTGTGGCGTGTCATCGCGTCAATGGCGTTGGATGATATCGCGTACTTGCGCATGGTGGGCGGGGTGGATGACGAAGGGGTACCCGGTTCGCTGATCCCACTGCCCCGCATTGCGATCAGTCCGTCCGGGTTGGTCGATCCGTTCGGTGTGTTTCCTCCGACACAGTACACGCTATCGGGTGTGGCGGGCACGATCAGCGCGGAAGAAATCATCGCGATGCGTAGCGCCTTCTGGCCCGGAGTGCCACCGCACCTTGTGGGTATCTTGCAGATGGCACGCGCAACCATGATGGCGTCATGGTCAGCGGAGACATACAACGCGCGGTACTGGCAGCATGGGGGCGCGCCTACCACCGTGCTTACTTCCGAACAGGAAGTGAACCAAACGCAAGCCGATGACGCTGGCGAATTGTGGCGCTCGCGTCGTGCCAAAGGCCCGGACTTCCCCGCCGTGCTTGGCAAGGGCCTAGAGGCTAGGGCCTTTGGCGCGGATATTGCCGGTGCTTCCGCAGTGGAAGCGCGACGCGAGCAAACGCTAGATATCGGGCGACTGTTTGGGGTGCCCGCACAGTACCTAGATATTGCGTTGGCAGGATCGTCAAAGACGTACAGCAACCTAAACGACGAAGCGCTTTCATTGGAGCGCTTTACGTTGGGGCAGTTTGTCGATCCGATCCAAGATACCATTTCCGAATTGCTGCCGGGCGATGCGTACGATGACCGCCATATGGTCATCGATATGACAACGCTTACGCGCGCAGGGCAGGAGGCGCGGTACCGCGCTTGGCAGATCGCAACGGGCAAGCCGTGGATGCTGCCCGCCGAAGTGCGCACCGCCGAAGGTCTGCCGCCCGATGACAACTTCCCCACAGACGGAGGCGATACGGAAGTGGAAACCGAAGTTTCCAATTCGGCACCGGGCACAATTCCCGTTGCCGACTTGGTGCCAGTTGCGGCGGGGGGTGGCAGCGATGCCTAACCTTTCTGTCACTGGTACTGCCTTGGTGCGGGATGCGGGTGCTGATCACACCCCGTCCCGTATCGAGGGAATGGCTATCCCATATGGCACGGACATTCGTGTCGGTCGCGGGCGCGAGCGCTTCCGTATGGGGGCGTTTGCGGAGCAAGTGCGAAGCGTCAACGGGGGCGAGCGCCTCGCGTTTCTGAATAGGCACGGGGTAGACGGTGGCGTGACTATCGCCGCTATCGATCACTTGGAGGAGCGCTCCGACGGTCTGTACTTCGGTGCCGAAATCATCGAAGCACGCGAAGCGGAGCATACCATTTCGCAAATCAAATCGGGAGTAAACGGCGTTAGCGCCGAATTCATCCCCGGAAAAACGCTTCCCAAGGGTGATCTTGTGGAGCATATCTCCGGGGTTCGTCTCGCTGCAATCGCAGCGAGTTATGCCCCTGCGTATGTTGGGGCAAGGGCAGCATTGCGCGATGCGCAAAGGAGTACAAAGGTGCCGAACCTTTCTGTCGATGCGCTTCGCGAGCGCCGCACTTCCATCGAAGCGGAAGCGCAGACCATCCGCACAATCGCGGAGTCGGAAAACCGCGACCTTTCCACGGAGGATCGCGACGCGCTGTCCGCGCTTGACGGGCGCGTGACCAATATCGATGCGCTCATTTCCACCGCAGAGACAGAGGCGACGCGACGCGACGCAGAGCGTAGGAGTCTCCCCACGCGCGCTGCCGGTTCACCCGCCGTGGTCACACGCGCGGAGACGGTGTACGGTCCGGGCACCGACCGATCCTACTTCGCAGACCTCCGGGCCAGCGTGCAGGATCGCGACGCAGAAGCAACCGTCCGGTTGCAGCGGCATCGCATGCTTGTCTCCGATCTGGCAAGCCAGTTGGAGCGGCGCGCGGTGGAGTCAAGCGAGTTGGCGGGCGCGTACCCGACCAACTATTACCCCGATCTGTACGTGCCCGATATCGCGTACACGGGGCCACTTGGGGCGTTCTTCGCAACCACCCCCATCGCCGCGCCCAATCCGATCATCGTGCCATCGTTCGCGTCTGTCACGGGCGACACGGCCCCACAGGCGACGGAAAACACGCCGCTTACCAACATCGATGTCGCGACAGCGCCAAAGACGCTGACACCCAAGACGATCGGTGGCGAAACCATCGTGTCGCGACAAGCGGTGGACGGTGCCTCACCGGGTACGGATGTCATCATCGGCAACCAACTTCGCGAGTTGCTGATGCGCGATACCGAACGTGAAATCGCGTTGGTGCTGGAAGCGCTTACCACGTCGGGCGCGATCCCTGACACGGCGGGCACGGGCGCGTCACAGTCGGGCGGTGATCTTCACCGGGGCATCGCGTCACTTCTTGGCACCTTCTACGCGGGTGCCGCTGCCGGTGGAGCCGGGGCGCGGATGCTTCCCGCCGAAGGCGTGTTCGTGAATTCGACGGATTGGGGCAACCTGACCGCCGCCACGGACACGACCGGGCGGGCGCTCCTCGCCTACATCAACCCGACCAACGCAATCGGGTCGCTCACTGCACCCGGTTTCCAGCGCGGTCAGATCGGCGGGGTTCCGGTGGAACCTGCGTGGGCGATCCTCGCAGCGACCAACGAAATCATCGCCCGCCGCAACGATGCGCGGCAGTGGAAGGGTGCCGTGCTGGACGTGCGACTCATGGAGCGCGAAGGCCCGCAGTCTGTCGTGTTCGCGATCTGGCAGTACTTCGGTTTCGCGGTGCTGGAACCGAAGGGCGTGCGGCGCTACACGTACACCAACGTCTGATCTGGAAACCTAGGTTTCCATTATGTACGTTGACGGCGCGGCGGTACTGGCATTCGTTGGTGCCACCGCGCCTAGTACAGACGAAACCGCGTGGGCGGATGCCGTGGCAGCGGCAGTGGAGTCAGCGATTACGGAGCGTCTTAACGGCGCTACCATCGCTGATCCATCGCCCGCGCGATCAGAGTTGGAGGTAGCGGCAACCATCGCCGCTGCCGAAGCGTACAAGCGCAAAGAAGCGATCTTCGGGGTTACAGGATACTCCGACATCCAAGGCACCGCGATCCGTGTAGCGCGTGACTACATGGATAGCGTGTACCCAATCGTCAACCGATACCGAAAGTTGGCGATGGGGTGACCGGGTTGTCCGACGCGCGGGAGGAGTTGACTACCGCGCTAGAGGCGGCAGACATTCGCGTCGCCTCACCGGGCGACGCTTTTACGCCTCCCTGTGTCCGTGTCCACCCTGCCGCGCCTTGGCTTGCTCCGTCCGTTCTGGCATCCGGTAGGCGTACCCAACGGTGGGAAGTGTGGGCGGTCGCTGGCAAGGTCGCTGATCGGCACAACTACACCTCGCTAGAGGGTACGGTAAGCGCAGTGACCAATGCGCTAGACCTCCTCCCGTCATGGTCAAGCATCGTTTGGGATCGTCCCAACCCAACCGATATGGGCGGTACCTCATACCTCGCGGTGCGGGGCCAGATCGAAACCAACAAGGAGGTTTAGGTGTCCATCCTCTTTATGAAAGATGCGGCGATCAAACTAAAGGTCGCTGGCGCGGGCACTCTGACGGAGTACAACACGCAGGTTGCATCCGCCGAAGTGGAGGTTTCGCCCGGCGACGAAGTGCAATACCCGACGCTTGACGGCAATGTCGCGAGCAACATCGGGCCACCGTCATACTCGCTTGTGCTGCGCGCGGGGCAGGACTGGACGGCAACGGGTCTGGCGAAATTCCTGTGGGACAATGAAGGCGCGTTGCTGGACTTCGAGTACCAAGCCCACGGCAAGGCGACCGCCGAAGGCCCGACCGCGCCGAAGGTCGTTGGTCAGTGCCGCGCGGTTCCGGGTAGTTACGGTGGCGAAGTCGGCACCTTTGCCGAAATCGAAGTGTCGTTGCCGTGCGCGCAGAAGCCCACAATGGATGTCACCCCCGGACCGTAGGAGGATCGCGCAATGGATACACCCGAAACCCCCGTTACCCCGGAGCCGGAAGCGGAGCCGGAGACACCCTGCGCGGATGCGATCCGGGCGGCGGTGGAGGAGCGCGACGGAAAGTGGCGGGCATGGCTGGATGCCGCGCCCACAAGCGCCCGCGCGATCATCGACCAAATCGGGGCTTTCGACTCTTGGCACGACTCGCGCCCCGATAGCCCGGATGCGACTTGATCCTAGCAGCGCGGCGCTATACGCGATCATCGCAATAGCGCTAGTGCTGATAGGGGCGTTGATCACTCCGGGCACGCTGTCAGCGGAGCAACGCGGGCCAGTTTTGGCGGCAATCATATCAGCGCTTTTCGTCATCGCATGGAGGTTCCAAAGCCCCAAAGATTAAGGTTCCGTAGCAATGTGGCTAGACCCCTTGACAGGTGCGACGGTTTGTGCATCAAACCTACCAAATCTTCCACAAGGGGTCGCCACGGTCCGCAAATCTGAAAGCCATGCCAGTACATTACTTTCGGGGCAGCGGGGCGCTACGGGCATTCTAGGGGCCTTGTAGGGCATTCACGAAGGGGTAAAACAGGTGCCCGATCCGCAACTAAAGGTCGAAGGTCAAGACGAAGTGTTAAGGGCCTTTAACAAGTTTTCGGACAGCGCAGACGATCTGAAAGACGTAAATGCACAGGTAGGGCAAGCGCTGATCGGAGACATTCGGAGCAACACGCGGGTCAGATCGGGCACCCTTAAGTCATCGTGGGAGACGACCGCCGAACCGATGACCGCCCAATTCGCAAACCCGCAGAAGTATGCAGTAGTGCAGGAAATGGGCGGGGTACAGGTAGAGCCGACACATGCAGTCGGCAGGGCATATGAGGCAAACCAAGATGCTATCACCGGAGCATACGCAGACGGACTCACCAAGCGAGCCAAGCGCGCCAACATCGATACCGCTTGACCTCTCCGCTATCGCCGCTGCGCACCGTGTCAATCAACGATCTATGGTGCTGGACTTGGAGACTTTCGACGCCTCCGGTTTGACGCTCCTAGAAGTGCTGGACATGGCAGACGCGACGGGCGAGGATGCCGCAGCGCTGACGCGCATCCTTGGGCGACCGGGCATGGATGGCACCAAGGCCCGTGTCGTCTATGCGCTTGCGTGGGTGATCATCCGTCGCGCGGAGCCGGGGGTGCGCTTCTCCGAAGTGATCACATGGAAACTGGAACTTCGGGGCAAACTGGAAACCAAAGTTTCCAATCGTGCGCAGACCCGCGCTCGCGCCCGTGTCAACGCAGCGAAACTGGCGGGGGTCACTCCCACGGAAGCGGAGCAACTGACCGTTGCGGAGTTGGCGGTATACCGTGATCAGCAACCGCGCCGCGCGGTCCGCAAGGGGAGGCGCCGCTAATGGTCATGCGGGGCGTTGGTCTAGTGGTTGGGGTCACTGGCGATATCAGCGGCCTTAAGGGTGCCATGGGCGACGCTGGCAAGGAAATCAAGGGTTTCGGCGGTATCAGTCTCGCGACCGCTGCCAAGGTCACTGTCGTTGGTGGAGCCATCGCCATCGCTGCCGAAGGCGCATTGGAGTTGGCGAAAGCCGCTGACAAGGATCGTACCGAAACCAAGAAGTTGCAAGCCGCTATCGAGGGTGCGGGCGCTGCGACTGGCGATTACATGGGCGTTGTTGACGAAGCCATCGCGCAGGGGCAAGCCAAGGCGTTTAGCGACAGTGAGACGCGCGCAGGGCTAGAGTCACTGGTACGCGCTACGGGCGATGTGGGCGAGGCTACGGGCCTTCTGGCGACCGCGCAGGATGTCGCCCGCGCATCCGGGGTGTCGCTGGAACAGGCTAGCGACGCAATCGCTAAGGCGCATTTGGGGCAAGACGGCGCGCTACGTAAACTGATGCCCGGCTTGGAACAGGGCGCGACGGGCATGGATACCATCGCGAATGCAACCAAGGCGGCAGCGGGGCAAGCGGACATTTTCGCGAACAGTGCCGAAGGCGGCATGGCCCGCGCTGGCGACTCATTTGGCGAGTTGGGCGAGACAGTGGGGGAAGCGCTACTGCCGATCTTGGATGCCCTTATTCCAATCATCATTATGATTGTGTCGCAATTGGGCAAGTTGATTAAGGCGGTGCTGCCCGTTCTGATCCCCCTTATCAACGTACTTGCGGGCGCGCTTAAGATCGTATTCGGCATTTTGTCGAAAGTGCTGGATGTGGTCATTGACTTGATCAAGTGGGTTGTTGACCTTCTGCGCCCCATTGGGCAGTTGCTAGACGCATTGTCGAAGGTTAGCGGGCTTGGCAATATCATCGGGCAGTTGACCGGGGGCGGTTTCGTTGGTGACACTGGCGGCAGCGGTGGTACGCTTAACGCAACGTTTAATATCTATGGCGACCCGGCAGTACTAGAGCGCACAGTGATCAGCACGCTTCGCGACTACTCGCGTCGCAATGGGTACGAAACCCTAGGGCTAGCGACCCGCGAACGATGACGCTTCCCCCCCTCGCTGCTATCGGTACAGTCCGACTGGAATTGTTTGGCCCCGGTCCTGCCGCGTCGCGGTGGTCAACCGCCCTGTGGGGGCAGGGTACGTGGGGGTCGCAGGACTGGCAGGATGTGACCCCACAGAGTCTTAATGCGAAGGCATCGTGGGGTGCTGACGATGGCGCACGGGGCGTGCTTGCTATCGCCGCTGCGGGTACGTGGAACGTGCGCACCTACGATCCAGACCGCAAACTAGACCCATCCAACCCTTACTCGCAGTTTTCATCCGTTCTGCATCCGGGCGGTAAGGTGCGTATCCGCTACGTTGGTGCCGTTGTGCGTACCGTCAAAAGCGGTATCATTGACGAAATCAGTTATGATCTTGACACGGAAACCGGAGCGATCCGGGCGACGGACGGGGTAAGCGTTTTGGAGGGGGTCGCGATCCCCGCCGCCACTGCCGGTGCCCCGACCACGCTACGCGCGCGCGCGCGGTGGTTGCTTGGGCTTGCTGCTATCGTGGATATCACGGTGGAGCCAGACCCGCTAGATGGTGACCCCACCGTTGGTCCTGCGCCTACGGAACAGGCTACGGTGTGGGAGTGGATTAACACTGCCGCCCTTGACGTGCTGCGCGCCTCTTGGCTTGACCCGGACAACGTGATACGCTTCCGCCCCTTTGGCGATCCTAACGACTTGGGGTTGTCGATTGGTGGAGACGACGGTATCCCGCTTGACAACATTTCTCCGATCACATCCCTTGTGGGCATCGTTTCCAAGGTCATCGCGTACGATGTGACCGCGCCAACGGTGGCGATCACACGTACAAATGAGTTGGCAAAGACGCTTGTGGGCAATGCGTTTTATGAGCGCAAGCGCCCGGTGCCAAGCGCGGCAGCATGGGCAACCAACGCGCTTGCCGATCTGTCAGGGGCAGCGCTACAGTACGCCTTGGGCACGATCCGCCCACGGACAGAAGCGGAATTCTTGTCACTGCTAGACTCTGGCATGGTCGATATTGCGCACGTCAATATCACCAAGCGCAACCAAGGGCGCGAGGTGCTAGCAACCCCAATCGAAGCCGCGCCCCGCATCCTTGGGGGCACGTTCCAAGCGGACACGTTGACGGGTTGGACGGCGGGCCTTGTCACGTACGTAACTGCCGCAGAGTGGAGCGACGCAGCGCTACCGCCTCCGATCATCCCCCCGCCAGTTTCCACGCAGACCGTAACGCGCACGTACACTTGCACTGCCGATAGTCGCCTATTCCAAACGTCGGGCGGCAGCAATCTTGGCAGCGGTGCCGAAGGCGAGTTGCCCGTGGGCGGGTATCAGTCAACGAAAAATAGGGCGCTTCTCGCGTTCGCTTCGATCAATTGGGGCGACGTTAAGGAAGTGGTTTCCGCCGAATTGCGCCTTACTACATCGACACAGGTTAACATCGCGTTTGGCAGTGCCCCGAAAATTCGGGTGCAGCGTGTGACCGGGGCATGGTCCGAAGGTAGCGCCTCCTCCCCTTCTGGCAGTAATGCCGTTGTGTACCCCGGTCCTGCCGCCACGTCAACGGGCGAGTCAGTGGATAGCGTGACACGCACACAGGGTGCGCTAGAGGTTATCCCGATCACTGCCATTGCGAAAGCATGGGCACCCGTTGCTGCCGGTGGGAGCAACGCCAAGAATTACGGTGTACGCCTTGTCTCCTATGGCGAGTCAGACGCCAAGTACACAACGGAGTATTGGGCGCGCGAGCATGGTGCGGGCACCCGCGCAGAAATTCGTATCACTGTCAAAATCCCCGCATAGTGGAAACTTTAGTTTCCAGAATGGAGTAACATGGTTGTTCCAGCGCGCCCGACCGATCTTGCCCCAATCGATACCGTTTGGGGTCAAGTCGCGCACGATGCAATCGTTGCGCAGGATGTCCAAGTGGGTAGCGGTCAAGCATCCTTTGCCGCTGCGAACCAAGCGCCCGCCACGATCACATTTCCGCGCGCGTTCGCGTCTCCTCCGACGGTCATGGTTACAGTTGGCCCGCACAACGCGGGTGCGCAAGTGCTGATCTTCGCGCAGTTGACAAGCATTACCGCGACACAGGTTGTGGTACGCCTTGTGTCGTCTCCGGGCACCAACATCACAACAAGTAACGTGCCCTTCCAGTGGGTCGCCTACGGGCCACGCGCCTAGATCATGGCAACGTATCGCGCCAAGCATGTACCACAGAAAGACGGCAGCGTCAATCAGTGGAACAACTGCCGCATGGCAGCGGGCGCGACGATGCTGGACTTCCACACGCGCGGGCGCAAGAAGTCGACCGGCGCAGAAATGCGCAAGCGGCAGCAAGATCAGTCGGGGGGTACCGACGCCTACGATCTGCAACGCGCATGGGCAACGTACAAAGAAGTCGTTGTCATCCGTAACGGTAAGTATTGGGCGGACTTGATCAAGGATCGTGGGCGGGGTTGGTTCGTCTCCATTGACGTTTGGTACGCTGAAATTCCTGCCGCGATCCGCTGCCAGTCAAACGGCAACATCGGGCACACAATGGGCGTTGCCCCGGAGACGCATAGCGACGGACGTTGGCTTGTCTCCGATCCTCTGTGCACCGGGTACAAGTGGGTCAAGCCAAGCGACCTTCGCCGCGCGATGGAAGCGTGGGGTAAGCGCATCGGTATCGGCAGCGCAATCAACTACACGACAGCGCAAGAGGTAGCGATAGTGGAGCCAAAGCCACCGCCCATCGATCCGCCCAAGCCACCCGAACCGCCGTGCCCGCCGTGCCCGGATTGCCCGGAGTGTCCCGACTGCCCCGACGTGTACGAAATCATCCGGGCGCGCGACCGCGAATGGATCGCACACCTTACCCCGTCATACGGGCGCGTACCCGGTGCGCAGTGGGGCGACGCGCGGTGGGGCGACGACTCTTGGATGTAGGTACTTGCGCGATCCGAACAGGGGTGCTATCCTTGTAGAGTTGCGGGAGTGAACCTCCGGCTTCGGTGCCTTGGTAGGGCGATCCTCCCCCCCGCTTCGCGTGCGTCCCCCCGGACACGCGAGGCGGGGGGAAACCTTCCAAGCACAACCCTACCAAGTAATCGAATGTCCCTTCCGCATTGGAAACCTAGGTTTCCACTTTAGAGGTCACCATGGTCCGTGCTAGAGTTGATCGCGTTGCGAAACTCGCAGAGATACGCGCCTACCGCGCGGAGTTGGCAGCGCTAATCCCGATCACCCCCACAGATGCCCCGTACGCCTCCGATTGGTACCTACTGGTACCTCCGGGGGTTGTGTACGTTAACGCCCTTGCAGGGGAAGTCTACATGGATGGTAGGCGATACTGGCTTGCCGATCTTGACCTAGACGCATGGGCGGCAACCGTTGTCTAGCCCGGTGCGCCCGGAGTCACCTACGCTTGTCTATGATGAACGGGGTTGGCGTATCTGTCCGATCTGCAAGCGCCCCGCGACTAGCGCGGTGTACATGGATGGTACCAACATCCTTGACATTGACTGCCGGTTGCACCCTGAAACTATCGTGGGCAATCCCCCGATCAAGGTCAATCTAAACCCGCTTGGCTTTACGCGGGAGGAGTTGGCGTATGACGATTGGGCGCGCGAACAGGAGTGGCAGCGACTGCACAAAGAACGCGGCATGAAGCGCTACCGTCATTATCTGGCCCGGACGTTTGGAGACGATGAATGACACTGGAAGCGGGCGCAGCATCCATTCGCCTATACGTCAAGTATCATCCGTATGCGCGTATCAACTTCGTAGAATACCGTGGCCGGACGGTTTGGATGACACAGAAGCAATTTGCGATCTGGCTAGCCATCCAAGATAGCAGGATGCGAAATAGGCGAAAGACGCTTGCAGACATTGCGGAGCGCGCCAGTCGGTACGTTTGGGGTGGGCAACCGTCGCGCGCGAGCGTGTCGCGCTTCCTGCGCAAACTAGACCTTTGGCGGTTCATTAACCTTGCAACCGTCATGGGGCGCAGGGGCGGTGCATGGATCGTCTCGCGTCGCGCCCCTAGCACGACCGCCGAACAGGATGCGCGCCTAGCGGGTGCGAAGCATACGTGGGCATCGCGCAAGATCGCACGCGACCGCCTTGCAGCGCAGGTGTATCGGCGGTATTTGGCGGGCCTTCGGGGGCGATCACTGGCGCGCGTTTTGGCAACTGTGCCGACTGGTAGTACGGGTGCAACGTTTACAGGGGAGTTGTTTCCGCAACCGGGTTTCGGGGGCAATTTGACCGTGTAACGGACACTCGTGGCCGATCACTTTGGGTTCGCTGATCGCGAGCCGTGTTTGGCTTGGTTGCGCATCCTTAACATTGGAAACCGCAGTTTCCACTTGACACAGTTTCGCACCGGGTGTACGGTACGTACATCAGATCAAACCTACCAAGGAACGGAGCAAACGAAATGGCACACACGGAAGCGTACGAATGGGTTTCATGCGAAAGCCCGTTCTGTGATCGGAAGCACGTTGTTACCCGCGAGGGTCGGCAGCACCGGGTCAAGAAGTCTAACGATTGCTCATGCTGCGGTATGGACTTCTACCGTACCGCAGACGGTGGGTGCACCTTCTGCGCCGGTGGCAAGCAAGTTTGCTGCCGCAACTGATGAAAGGCGAATGGGTACGCAACCCCCGTCGATGGAGTCTTAAGCGGTGCCCATACGAGTATTACGGCATCCAATGCCGTTACTTGTGGGGGCACACGCAGAAGCACTCCGCATAGGATCGCACCTACCGACGCAAGCCCCGACGCTGCACCGACCGGGGCTTGCACCGGCAGATGACCGGATCACCCTACCATAGCGAGGTAACATGATAGTGACGGACCCGACTACCAACATGGCGCACCCGGTCGCCAAGCAAGCGTTTATCGACGCTTACCGAAAGCACGCAATCGCAATGGGCGAGTTGATGCGTAACGCGGGCGACAAGATCGCAGCATCATCGCAACTTGATCTTGCCCCGTCTGACCTAATGACA